AAAAAGCATTATATGAGTGTAGTACACTAAAGGAATACAATGGAACTATTAATAAAGAGTAATACACCAGCAATGTCTGAAGATATTCGTGCTATAGCAACAGCATTTCTTTTAGCTAAAAAAGAGTTCAGGGCAACGGGGCTTGCAGGAACGAATGCACATCAAAAGTATAACTATGCAAAGATAGGTGACATCTACCATGCTGTTGAAGATGCATTAGCTAAGCATGATATAATCATATGGCACTTCGATAGACCTGATAACGGCATAGAGTATTGTTACACACGCCTTGTGCACGCACCAACGGGACAGTTTATAGAAGATTGTCGTATCCTCGAAAGTGAAAAATCTGGCAATCAGGCAAAAGGTGCTGCCAATACTTACATGAAGAAGTATGCACTATTATCACTTTGTGCTATTTCTGCCGAAGATGATGATGGACAAGAGGAAGAACGATACATAGCACGGAGAGCTGAAGAGCCACAGTTATCTGATGAACAGATAACGCTCCTACAAAGCATGATCAAAGCATGTCGCAATGGATCATCACTTTATAGCAATATATTAAAGTTCAATAAGATCTCAGATCTATCGCAACTTAAAGGATCATCTTTTGAATCAGTTAAGTCTTATATAGCAAATAATCGGGAATAAAATGACATTTAATAAATCAGAAATGATGGATCTTGTTACCGCTATGATGACTGAAAAGGGATTTGCGACATCGCTGGAAAATTATATGCAAGAAGTTGTAGAATGTCTTGAGAATTTTAGGAATATCACAAAACTACATATGGACAATGTAAAAGAATTAACTCAAAAAATGAAAGTTGGAGATTTGGATAAAATGGAAGCTCTCAATTGTATAAAAGAAGTGGTATTCTTGGGATTTATCGCGAAACAAATAAGAAACTATGATGATATTTTTAAAGCAACTGGCTTTTCTGAACAATTTCTTTTGGCGGATCAATGCTTAAATGAATATGTAAAGGGAGAAGTTGAAAGATATGATATTAATAATTAACGAATCTATTTTAATAGAGTAGACAAATTTTGAACTTTTTATACAATTAAGTTGTCAAGAGATAGAACGAGAAAATATATAGGACGAGTTTACACCCGTCCTAAAATTTCATCTTTATTGACGTAAATAACGTGTTTTTGTTTTTCATGAGCTAAGACACATTACTTACTATAGCGTTGAGTAAATAAAAATAACCACAGAGACCTTTAAAAGATCAGAGCACTTTTTTTATAAACCACAATAGATATTAACTGCTACCATACAATTAACATTTAAAAGATATAATCAATGTACCACACAAATAAAATAAATCAAGCATCAATAGAAAAAAACCTTAAATCAACACGGTTTTTATCAAAAGATTTACAAATCGCTGATTATGTAGCAACTCTTTCACCAGCATTCCGTAGGATTGCACATATATACTTCAATTTCCATAACGCCTCTCATATAAAACTTAAGAATGAAACAATAGCACTACTTGCTGGTTGTTCTCACAAGACGGTAACCCGCGCGACTAATAAGTTCCATGAAGATGGCTTTATAACCAAACAGCAAGAGAACAAATATGCCCCCAACCATTACACCCTTAATGAACGAATAAAAAAAGGTAGATTTGCTTTCTCTCATTGGATGGATTCCCTCTCTCCTAAGAACCAAGATTTATATATTTCACATGGAATAAGAATAGATCATAAAAATAAAATAATCTTTTCGTATAAAAATGTCCCACAGAATAGATCTTCTCTTATCTTAGAAGATTTATTTATAAATCCAAGTCCTACCGCGCGTGCGCGCGAGAGGAGAAAACCTGTTTTTAAAAAAACTAAAGACCCCGGAAAAGGAGAAATAGTGAACAATTTTAAAAAACCATGGCCACCTGTAGCAAAGCCTCAAGAAAAAACAGCTCCTAAGCGACAAGGTATTTACGAAATATGGAAAGCTCCTCAAGAGCTTCCGATTGAAGAACAGATAAAACAACTAAAAAGTGACATCGAAGGATTATCGTATGGAATAGAGGTAAACAAAGAACAACCGTACATGATTTTATTCGCAACTAGTTTGGTGGAAAGAAAAAAGAAAGAGTTAGAACAGTTGGAAATAAGGAGTAATAGTGAGAAGCAAAGCATATCGAATCGATATAGTCCCAATAGCATGCGCTCGTGTAATGCGTAATGCCAATCGTTCTTATGATGCACTAACCCGTGACAAAGTATCATTTGGGCTCTATTTAGCACAGCAACACAATGACGAACCATTCTTTGATAAACCAGTTCACCTTGATGTAACATTTTATATGCCGATCCCTAAGCAGCTCAAAGAAAGATCAGACTCTGTTTACCACTTTGCAGTTCCATTCATCGATAATTTGTGGCGATTCTTTATTGATGCGATTAAAGATATTGTGATTAGTGATGAGCGGGTAATCTGTTCATTCTCAGCAAAAAAAGTGTATGATAAAGAACCGAGAACGGAGTTAATCATCACTGAGGTAATGTAGTATGGCCAAAAAAGAAAAGACCGGATCCAAAGCCCTCCAATATAGCGGAGATGCTGATGAGGTGTCGAATTCACGTAGCTGGGTAGATTTTCTCGATCAGGAGACGCTTTCCCTCTATCCTGGACGTGATTCATGGCGTAAAAGACTCATACATACAATGCTGACTTGGGCTGAAGATGTAACTTCTTTAGAGGTGCTACAATTCTGTATGAAATTCAAAATTCCTTATATGACTTTAAGGGAATGGGAAAAGAAATACTCTGATGTTCATGAGGCTTATGCGTTCATGAAGCTTATGATTGCATGTCACCGAAGAGTAGGGAGCATGAATAAAAAATTAGACGGTGCCTATGCGTACAAAGATATGCATGTCTATGATCCTGAATGGTTGGCAATTAACAAGTACCATTCTGAGATGAGAAAAGATGAGGACAAACAAGCGCATACCTTTATCATCAATGATGCTAAGCCGCGAATAGTAAGTAAAGAAGAAATGGCTGGGGAGACGGAGCTATGATGAGACAATTTTTTAGCTTTATGTTTCCTGATGCACATAAACAATGTGTGAATAAGATTCATAATCTCACCACGGCTAAAGCTGAAGGTGATAAGAAAATATGCTCTCTTAAAGCTGAACGCGATAAGAAGGTATACTCCCTTGAGCATGAGATCAATTTGATGCTTACTCAGATTCAAGAGTTAAAGGCCATTAACGATTATCAAACGTGGCAACTTGAAAAGCAGATCGCTGATCTTAAAGAGCAATATAGATTATGCAAGATAGAAGTAGAGGTTCTTGAACGCAACAAACCGAAGGAAACCGATGACCGACCTATTGGAACTACAATTAGTGAACGAGCTACGTGCAGTGATACAACCGTTGAATGAAACATACAAAGACTTCTTTCATCTTCAACTGATTACTTTATGTAATATGAAACAAGATTCATGTGAGCCGTGTAAAGGATCAGAGACTAATCAGCAATGTGTGCGTTGCGTAGTTGGTTATGAAGAAATAAGTAGACAACCTGAATGAGCGTAGAAGTACAAGTAGCCCTCGACAAGTTCGCCCTTCGTTGGTATCAGTCCGAGATTTGGGATACCATCGAACAACAGAAATCTAAACGTGTTCTTTATATTGCATCACGACGAGCTGGCAAAGATATCCTTTTTTGGAATCTTGCCATTCGTCAATGCATAAAGAGAGTTTGCCTTGTGTTCTACGTATTACCGACATACGGTCAAGGACGCAAGGCAATATTTGATGCGATCGCCATTGATGGGACTAAGTTCCTCGATTACTTGCCTGAGATGCTTGTTGAGGCAGTGAACCAATCTGAAATGAAAATACGATTTAAGAACGGTTCGATATTGCAGATAATCGGTGGCGACACATACGATTCTTCCCTTGTTGGGACCAATCCTTACGCGGTAATATTATCGGAATACAGTTTAATGCCGCCGGACATTTTCTCTTTCATACGGCCAATTTTAGCAGCAAATGGTGGATGGTGTGCTATCGTAGGAACTCCTCGTGGGAAGAACCATCTTTGGTCATTGTATAAGATAGCCCAAGAGCTTCCGGAGTGGACTATATTTACTCATAAAGCGTCCGAAGTGCAACATATACCTCATGAAGTCTTAGCTCAAGAGCGTGCACAGATGGATGAAGGCCTCTATCTTCAAGAATATGAATGTAGTTTTGATCGCGGTATATCCGGGTCATTTTATGGAACTTATCTTGATGCATTGAAATTACGCGGTCAAATAGGGCATATTCCATGGGAACCCGGATTACTTACCTATACCGTTTGGGACATAGGAGTAAACGATGCGACTACTATTATTTTCTTTAACGTTGTTGGTGATGGCAGCGTCATTCGTATTATTGATTGTTATTCGAACAATAATCTTGGACTAGATCATTATGCCAAGATCCTCCAAGACAAACCCTATAAGTACGGCAAGCACTTCGCTCCTCATGATATAAAGGTTCGCGAATGGGGCGGCGGTGCAGTGACCCGTTATGAGAAAGCGCGTCAGTTGGGTATTGAATTTACCCTTGTTGATCAAGTGGGTATTATTGACGGTATAGAAAATGTCTGGACTCATTTCAATAAGTTCTGGATTGACGCTGAGCGATGTCGTTCATTGATCAATGCACTTGAGAACTATCGCAAAGAATGGGATGAGATGAAACAGATGTACCTCCCTAAACCAGTCAAATCATGGGCGAACCATTACGCTGATGCTTTACGGTATCTTTGCATGTCACTACATAAAACTAAACGGGGAATGTCGCCTGAAGACTTTGATAGAAAGAAAGCGCAAGCATTGTACGGAAATACAAGCGACTTGCCCCGTTTCTTTCGGGATGATCCTCGCTATAATAGTCAGAGATAGTTGCCGACAAATTGTAGACAACTGTATTAAAGTATTGGTTATTAGGAACAAAAAATAATAGACTCTTTCTATGCTCTGTTAGAAGGAGTCGTAGTAAGGGGATATAAAATGTTAATGCGGCAACCCGATTCGATTAATGATGCATTCAGCGCTATAAAAAAGAAGATAGATGCTGACTATACGGCCAATCAGTCGATATGGCAGATCTATTGGACAGAGGCAACTATTGATACCCGGCTTGAAGCGGGTGATACATCATTAATGGCAGAACTTAACCAATCATTGCCTAACAATAATCGTGGGTCATGGTACTTTAACCGTGTACGCCCTTTATGTAACATGGTTTCTGGTTACCAACGCCGCAATAGAAAATCTTCTGTTGTTGTTCCTTTAGAGAATGGCGATCAAGCAACTGCCGATCAGCTCACCAAAGTGTTACTTAATATATACAAGCGTGAGGGTATTTACGAAACCATATCAGAAGCATTCCATCAAGGTGGTTGTATTGCTGGTATGAACTTACTTCATGTCTATATGGACTATCGTAATGATCCTGTTTCTGGTGATATCAAGGTTGATAACTGTTCGTAC